ATGATGAGCTTGCCTTCCGACTTGTTTCTGATGCGAGAAATTCTATCATCAAACATTTGTTTCGGAAGATTCTTTAAATCATCCATTGTGACATTCATCAAGTTGGCGTCAATACGTTCGGCGATTCTTTCTTCTGCCATTTCCATTGTGATGTACAAGACATTATTGCCTTGACTCATGGCACCTGCCGCCATGTGACACATGAACAAACTCTTACCCACACCAGTGCCTGCCAAAGCAATGTTCAATGTTTTGTTCGGCAATCCACCCTTTGTGATTTTATTGAACATATCCAAGTCGAAAGGAATGCGTTCTTCTGTCTTGTGATAGAATTCAAATCTGTCATCCGAGTCTATCAAATAATCATGTCCAACACTATTGTCGAAGCTAACTCCCAGGGCATCTTTCAGAATTTCTGGAATGGCCTCACTTGTAAACTTCTTGTCTTTACCATCAATGATTTGAATGGATTGAACAATGGCATTGTACACCGCCTTGTCCTTACAGAACTTTTCTGTTTCATCCAGAATCCATTCCTTGTTTGTCTGCTGTTCACCAAACGTTTGTACAATGTCCACAACCTTTGTGAACTCTTCCTCAGTCAAAGTCTTGTCACCCTGTAATGAAATCTCCAAGGCTTCTACACTTGGAGCAACATTGTATTGTTCCACAAACGTTTTTACATTCTGAAAAACTTTTCGTTCCGACCAATCTGTAAAATATTCATCCTTTAAAAAGGGAATTACTCGTCGTAGATAATCTTCATCCTTCAGTAGTTGATTCAGTATCAGCAGTTCCAGTTTCATTTTTAGGCACCATTTTTTCTAGAATGTCTTCCAATATTCTTCCCAATTCACGTTCCAACAACGGCCTATCTACATCAATTATAATATTTTCTGGAATATACAGAAGGTTGTAATCATATTTCACCGAAGTAGATTCTTCATCATCACCAGTAAATTCAATTTTACCGAAATTAAAATGTACTCCTTCAAATCCTCCAGATGTTATTTCAATAAAATTGTCTGTTACCACATCAGTATATCTATTGTTGTTATGTATTTTATATTGTGGCATTGTTTTCTGCTCCTTGATTTAAAACTTCTTTTTCTAAAATGTCTTGAAGAATTTTGGATATCATGGTTTCTATGCCGGTTTTATGTTCTTGGAATATAATGTTTTCCGGAACGAATAACAAGTGATAGTCAAAATTAATTAAACCATTACCTTCAGAACTCTCTCCAGAAAATTCAATAGGACCAAACACAAAAGATGTCCCAACGTAAGGTTCTTCTTGTATTTCAATATAAGAGTTTGCTGTGGTCTTGTCCTTATAATGCTCATTTAGTTTAACTACATATTTAAGCATTGTCATATTCCTTGGAAATCAATTCATCTGTAAATTCAGCCACAAGAGATGAAGTGGAAATGGCATAGTTTGTTTTAATCCAATCTTGGAATGTTGCATCCTTGAGTACAGGCATCCAGAACTCCCTGGTGTATGTATCATTCTGCCGATACTTCTTTTCCTCACCCTTCTTCTGATACCAACCATTCTGAGGCTTCACTACATGACCAGATTCCAATGCCACATCCAGAAGCCCAGACCAAGTGCTGATACCACCCTCAAATGACACCTCAACAGGAATCTTGCTTTTCTCACGAACAAAGCGAGACTTCTCAACATTGATGATGAAGTTGTACCCTGTCAAGCCATCAGCATCCTTTTCCTGTTGACGACCAATGATGAAGATGTTGTCGGCAGAATAGTAGATGCCAGTACCACCTGACACGATATCCTTCGGAAACATTCCAATTTCCTTGTAAGTGTGATTCACCACCACCATCGGGATGTCCTTGATGGTGAGATGAGGAGTTGCCATTCTGAACAAGCTCTTGAGCTGCTTGGCGCGAGTCATGTCTGCCACACTCTTGCCATCCAAAGCATCTTCCACTTCTTTGCGTGAAGCCAAGTTGCCAATGGAGTCAACAATGATGATGACATGCTCACCACGTTCAATGTTGTTGATTTGTGACATCATATCATGCTTGAGCTGTTCAATGTCTGTGATGGGTGTGTGAATCACACGATTGGTGTCAATGCCGAAACTTTGAAAATATCCTGCTGGAGCACCAAACTCGGAATCATAGAACAAGATGGCGGCATCTTCATACTTCTCCAAGTAACTCTTGGCGAGCAACATGGCAAAGGCGGTCTTGAAGTGCTTACTTGGTCCAGCAAACACCGTCAAGCCAGGAGTCAATCCTCCATCCAAACGACCAGAGAGTGCCACGTTAATCATAGGCACAGGTGTTTGAATCATGTCCTTGGCGGTGAAGAACTTGCTTTCAGTCAAGACTTCTGTTTCACGAATTGTGGAATTCTTTCGTAGTTTATTAATTAATGACATATCATTCTCCTAGAATAAATCATCTAAAGTGGCAATCTTATTTGTACTCCATCCCAGACAATCCAGAATGGTTCTCATAGGTTCCAAGAAAC